ATGTCCGTTCTTCGAAATTTGCGGCAGGAGAGGTTCGCGCACGAGCTGGTGAAGGGGAAGAATGCGACCGACGCCTATGAGGCGGCGGGCTATCTGCGAAACGCGCAGGGTGCATATCGTCTCAAGAACAAGCCGCATGTCGCGGCGAGGATCCGCGAGCTTGCGGAGCGCGCGGCACTGAAGGCCGAGGTGAGTGCGGAGCGGGTGTTGCGCGAGCTGGCTTTGATCGGCTTCGCCAACATGAAGGATTATGCGCGGATCGGGGCGGACGGCGACCCGTATCTCGATTTCTCCGGGCTGACGCGGGACCAGGCGGCGGCGATCGTCGAGATGATCGTCGAGGATTTCAAGGACGGGCGCGGCAAGGATGCGCGCGACGTGCGGCGGGTGCGGTTCAAGCTTGCCGACAAGAGGGGGGCGCTGGTGGATATCGGCCGGCATCTCGGCATGTTCCGGGACCGGACGGTGCATGAGAATCCGGACGGGAGCGCGGTGGCGGTGCCTGTCGTCATCTTCCGGCTGCCGGATAATGGGCGGGGCTAAGAAATCCTCCCCCGCTCCGCGGGGAGGGGGACCAGCCGGAGGTTGGTGGAGGGGGGTTCGTGCCAGGTGCTGAGCCCCCTCCACCGCACTGCGTGCGGTCCCCCTCCCCGCGGAGCGGGGAGGATGTAAAAAGCATCGCGCCGCAGGCGGGGCCGCAGACGGGGTTTCTTGCCTCGGCTGCGGACATCGCGATTTACGGCGGGGCGGCGGGGGGTGGGAAGAGTTGGGCGTTGCTGCTGGAGCCGTTGCGGCACGTCCATGTGCGGGATTTCGGGGCGGTGTTCTTCCGGCGGACGGGGGTGCAGATCCGCAACGAAGGCGGACTGTGGGACGAGAGCGCGAAGCTCTATCCGCATGTGGGCGGGCGGCCGCGGGAGCAGGCGCTGGAGTGGCGGTTTCCGAGCGGCGCCTCGGTGAGCTTCGGGCATCTCGAGCATGAAAGAAACGTGTTCGACTGGCAGGGATCGCAGATCCCGCTGATCGGCTTCGACGAGCTGACGCACTTCAGCGCGCAGATGTTCTGGTACATGCTGAGCCGCAACCGATCGATGTGCGGCGTCCGGCCCTATGTGCGGGCGACCTGCAATCCGGATGCGGACAGCTGGGTCGCGAAACTGATCGGCTGGTGGATCGATCCCGAGACAGGGTTGCCGATCCCGGAGCGGAGCGGGGTGCCGCGCTGGTTCGTGCGGGCGGGCGAAACGCTCGTCTGGGCGGACCGACCGGAGGGGCTTGCCGCGCATCGCGACGCGGCGACGGGGGAGGCGATCCCGCCCAAGTCGCTGACCTTCATCGGCGCCAGGCTCGACGACAATGCGGCCCTGACGGCGGCGGATCCCGGCTACCGGGCGAGCCTGATGGCGCTGCCTTTGGTCGAGCGGGAAAGGCTGCTCGGCGGCAATTGGAAAATCAGGCCGAGCGCCGGCATGTTCTTCCGGCGCGAGATGTTCGAGATCGTCGACGCGGTGCCGGCGGGCGGGCGCAGCGTGCGGGCGTGGGACTTCGCCGCGAGCGAGGAGAAAGCGGGTAGCGATCCGGACTGGACCGTTGGCGTAAAGGTCACGGCGGTGCCGGACCGGCTGAACCCGAACGCGAAGACCTTCTATGTCGAGGACGTGACGCGGTTTCGCGGCGCGCCGGCGGCGGTGGAGACGGCCCTGCTGAACCTCGCGAGCCAGGACGGGGCGGGTGTGACGATCCGGCTGCCGCAGGACCCGGGACAGGCGGGGAAGGCGCAGGCGCACGGCTTCGTGCGGGCGCTCGCCGGCTACCACGTGGTCGCGAAGCCGGTGAGCGGCGCCAAGGAGACGCGCGCCGCGCCGGCCTCGGCCCAGGCGGAGCGGGGAAATGTGAAGCTGGTGCGCGGCGCGTGGAACGACGCGTTCCTCGACGAGCTCGCCGCCTTTCCGGCGGGCGGGCATGACGACCAGGTGGACGCGCTGGCCGATGCGATCAACGAGCTGGCGCTGGGCGAGAGCGATATTTCGGGATGGCTGGCCTGGGCGGATGCGAGGCTTGCACCTGCCAACGGTGCCGGCGTCTTTGGAAAGTGAGGAGGCCCCATGGCCGAGACAGGAATCGTCGGCCGCGTCCTCGCGGCGGCGCGTTATGCGTTGACCGGGGCGGCTCCGGCCGACTGGTTCGGGCCGTCCGCGCCACTGGCGCCGATGGCGCCGGCGGAGGTGAAGGGGCGGCAATATGATTATCCGGTCGCGATCAACCTCAATTTCGTGCCGCGGAGCGAGGAGCCGATCGGCTTTGCCAGGCTGAAGGCGCTGGCGCGGCATTGCGACACGCTTCGCATCGTCATCGAGGGGCAGAAGGACAAGATCGAGGCGCTCGACTGGGCGATCAAGCCGCGCCACGGGCAGGACGGGGATTGCGATCCGGCGGTTGCGGCGATCAAGGCGCAGCTCGAAAGCCCGGACGGCAATCTCGACTGGTCGCAATGGCTGCGGGCGCTGCTCGAGCAATTGTTCGTGCTCGACGCGGTGGCGATCTACCGGCGGCGGACGCTGAGCGGGACGCCGCATTCGTTCGAGCTTTTGGACGGCGCGACGATCAAGGTGCTGCTCGACCAGAGCGGACGGGCGCCGGCGGTGCCGGAGCCGGCCTATCAGCAGGTGCTGAAGGGGGTGGTCGCCGCGGATTTCACGCGGGCGGAGCTGCTTTATTACCCGCAGAACGTGCGGGCGGACCATGCCTACGGCTATTCGCGGGTCGAGCAGATCCTGACCACGGTCGAGACCTCGATTGAGCGGATGAAGAGCCAGAAGGCCTTCTTCACGCACGGCAATCTTTCGGACGGCTTCTTCGAGGCGCCGGCGGGGACGACGCCCGACCAAGTGCGGCAGGTGGAGGAGAGGTGGAATGCCTTGCTCGGCGCGGGGAATGTCGAGAACCGGCGGCTGAACCAGTTTTTGCCGGCCGGCTTCAAGTGGAACGGGATCGGTCAGCCGCCGCTGCAGGAGGCGTTCGACGAATGGCTGATCCGGCTGATCTGCTTCACCTTCTCGACCTCACCGCAGCCTTTCCTCAAGCAGGCGGGGCTGGGGCAGGGGGGCCAGGAAACGCAATATATGGCGGCGGAGGCGGCGGGCCTCGCCACGATCATGGCTTACGTAAGGCGGGTGATGAACCGGGTCCTGCGCGAGGACTTCGCACGGCCGGACCTGGAATTCGCCTGGGTGGAGGATCGCGAGTTCGATCCCGAGGTGAAGAACAGGATCGAGGAATCGCAGCTGAGGACCGGGCGGCTGACGCTGAACGAGGCGCGGGACCGGAACGGGCTGCAGCCGCTCGACGGCGGCGACGTGCCGCTCATCTATACGGGCGGCGGCGCGGTGCGGCTGGCGGATGTGACGGCGGCGACGCCGAATGCGCCGGAGGCGGGGGAAGGTGCGGCATGATTCCGATTTGCCCCTGCTGCGGCTACGATATCAGCCTCGACGCGCCGGTGGAGCGGGCGGGGATCGCGATGGCGCCTTACGGGCCGGTGCGGTTCAACGGCGCCGAGATCCGGCTGACGCGCGGCGAGAGCGCGGTCTTGTGGGCGCTGATGAAGGCGGAAGGGCGGCCGCTGCCGCGGCTGGTGCTCGCCGAGCGTTACGGCCAGCGCGAATATAGCGACAGCAATTCGGTGGACGTGCTGCTGACGCGGATCCGGCAGAAGCTGGCGCCGCACGGCGAGGTGCCGATCCGCAATTGCCGCGGCGTGGGGGTCTATATCGGCGCCTGAGCCGTCAGGCGGGGTTCGGCGGGAGCGGCGCATGATCGCCGCGACGGTCAAGGGCCTCGACGCGGCCTTGCTCGAAGCCGGCGGCATATTCGTCCTGCTCGACCGAAGTCGGGGCCGCGGGAATGGCGGGCACGGGTTCGTGCAAGACCGACAGCCAGCCGTCGACGAAGCCGGCGGCGAAGGTGCGTGGCCTGTCCATCGGCTCCCCACGGCAAAAGAATCAGAGACGGGTCCTTATGTCGGGTACCCGACAAAGGGAAGCGCGGTCTGAGCAGTTCCGCGGCTGCGGCCGCACCCAGAAAAGGAGACAATCATGCCCGAGCCCGCGGATCGGCTGGCCATGTTTATTCCGCTCGCCAAGGCGGACGCCGCGCGGCGGCTGGTCTATGGCGCGTTCGACGAGACGCCGGACCGGGCGGGGGAGGTGTGCGATTACGTCAGCGCCCGGCCTGCGTTCGAGACCTGGTCGGCGGAGCTGGAGAAAGCGAGCGACGGGAAATCGCTCGGCAATATTCGCGGGCAGCATTCGAACGTCGCGGCCGGGAAGCTCGTCGAGCTCAATTTCGACGATGCGGCGCGGCGGATCGGCTTCGTGGCGCGGATCGTCGACGACAATGAATGGCGCAAGGTCGAGGAGGGGGTTTATACCGGCTTCAGCCCCGGCGGGCGCTATGCGCGGCGGTGGAGGGACGGAGCGCACACGCGCTACACGCCTTTGGTGCGCGAGCTGTCGATCGTCGACGTACCGTGCAACCCGGCGGCGACCTTCACGATGGTGAAGGCGGACGGGGGCGAGCGGCAGGTCCGCTTCGCCGTGGACAAGGCTTACGAGCCTGGGAACGAGAAGACGCTGGCGCGGGCGGAGGCGCTGGCCAAGGCTGCGGGCGGGGGGAAGCGGGCGAGCGACTTCGTGACCGTGGCCCGGGCGGAGTTGATCGCCGAGACTGCGGCGGCGGCGCTGGCGAAGCTGGCCGCGGAGGCGCCTGTCGCGCAGGCCGCGCCCGGCGGTGCGGTCGATCCGGACGCGACCGCACCGACCGACCAGCAGATCGTCCAGTCGATGCACGATCAGGCGGTGAAGCTTGGCGCCCGCTGCGGCGTGGGGGAGCAGCACGAAGGCGATGCCGGAGGGCAGGGGCCTGCTGGTGCCGAGACCGGCCAGGCGGGGATGGCGAAAGGGGACGGGCCGCGCGTCGAGCGGCTCGCCGCGGCGTTCGAGACGCTGGCCGCCGCGCACCAGGAGGCGCAGGACAAGCTCGCCAAGGCCGAGGCGCGGATCGCGGACCTGATGCGCCGGCCGGAAATGGCCAAGGGGCGCCTCATCGCGATCGACAAGGAAAGCGACGGGGGCGGGGAGGCTTTGCGCAAGCAAGGCGATCCGCTCGACGCGATCCGGGCGATGCCGGCGGGGCCGGCGAAGGCGCGGGCCATCCTCGAGGCGGCGGCGCGGCGCTGAATTCCGGTTCCCACGCGGGGAACATGCCCTCACCCTCCCAAGCCGTCGGCTTGGGTCCCTCCCTCTCCCGCGAGGGGAGAGGGGTTTTGTAACCTCCGGATCTGGAGAAATCCCTATGACTGCACTTACGCCGCGGTCGGTGTTTGCCGACCGCATGATGCTCGACGTCAACGGCATCCACCATGCCGATCCACAGCGGCCCGGCTTCCTCACCAGCGACCGGGCCGAGCGCACGCTCGATCTGTTCAAGGCGGCGCTTTCCAATCCGCTGAACGGCGACCAGTTCTTCGACGGCGACGCCGAGCTCGCCAAGTCGGTGACGGTTTCGACCGGCCTCGCTTATTACGATTTGCGGGCGCCGGCGCTGAACCTGTTTCCGACGCTGACGCCGCTGCGCAACTCGATCCCGCGCAACCAGCGCCGCAATCCGGGCGATGCGCTGCGCTACAAGGTGATCAGCGCGATCAACGGCTCGGGCTATAACTGGACCGGTTTCGTGCCCGAGGGCCAGCGCGCCGGGCGGATGAGCTACACGCTCACCAACAACACGCTCTCCTATGCGACGATCGGCGAGGAGGATTCGCTGACCGAGGAAGCGCGCTTCGCCGCCGAGGGCTTCGAGGACGAGGATGCGATGGTGCAGCTTCGCCTGATGCTGAAGATGATGGTGAAGGAGGAAGCGGCGATCCTCGCCGGCAACGCGTCGCAGGCGCTCGGCAGCCCCTCGGCGCCGACGCTGTCGGCGGCCGGCACCGGCGCGACACTTCCGACCGCAACCTATTCGGTGATCGTCGTGGCGCTGACGCAGCTCGGCTATCTTCAGTCGTCGCTCGCCACCGGCGTCGCCACCACGCAGAGCGTGACCGGCGCGGATGGGAAGAGCTTCACGCTCAACGGCGGCGCGTCGAACAAGTCGGGCAATGCGACGCAGGCGGTGACGCTGGGGCAGACGCTCTCCGCGGCCGTCGCGACGGTGCCGGGGGCGGTGGCTTATGCCTGGTTCGTCGGCACCGCCGGCAATGAAAGCCTGCAGGCGATCACCACGCTCAACTCGGCGACATTCCCGGCGCCGCTGGCGGGCTCGCGCCAGGCGGCGAGCACGATCACGGCCGATTGCTCGAGGAACAGTGGGCTTGCCTTCGACGGACTGCTGACGACTTTGTTCAGTGCCGCGGTGCTGGGCAATGCCTATCTCAAGGTGCTGCCGTCGGGGGTCGCCGGCGTCGGCACCCAGCTCTCCGCGACGGGTGCGGGCTCGGTCGTCGAGATCGACGCGATGCTGGAGGCGATGTGGAATGATTACCGGATCAGCCCGACCGTCATCTACGTCAACTCGCAGGAGCTGAAGTCGATCGCGCACCTGGTGCTGAACGGAAGCTCGGCGCCTCTGCTGCGTTACGATGCGGGCACCGACGGCTCGGAATATCGGCTGGCCGCCGGCGGCACGATCAGCTTCTACTTCAACCCCTATACGCCGGACGGCGGGACCAAGATCCCGATCAAGATCCATCCGAACCTGGCGCCGGGGACGATCATCGCCTGGGCGGAGAAGCTCCCGGCCTGGTACGTCTCCAACGAGACGCCGCTGGTCGCGGAGATGCTGACCCGCAAGGATTATTACACGACGATGTGGCCGAAGGTCACCCGCCAGCAGGATTATGGCGTCTACGCGCAGGAGGCCCTCGCCATCTACGCGCCCTTCGCCATGGGCGGCATCACCAACATCGCGCCCACCGCGTAGCGGCGCGCGAGCCGGCCGGCACCTCCCCCCGGCCGGTGGGCGGCCCCGTCTTTCGAAGGCGGGGCCGCTCCTTCTTTCAGCAATTCAGACGAGGTGTCCGCCATGGCCCGTTTCACTGCGCCCGCCGATACGAGCGGGATCACGCTCAGCACCGGTTTTCATGCCGTCCGCGGCGGCGGCGTCGAAGTGCCGGACGACATGCCCGCCGGCGATCGGCTGGGACTTGCGGCCAACGGCTTCACGCTGGCGCCGGCACTTCCGGAACCGAAGGGGCAGAAGGCCGCCGGCGCTCCCGCTTCGGATGCGGAGTAAGGCGCGATGTCGGACCTGACGGATCTCGCTTCGCTGAAGGCCTATGCGCAAATCGGCGGGAGCGCGGACGATGTCCTGCTGCAGGCGATGATCGGCGCCTATTCGGAAGCGGCGCGGTCTTATTGCAATCGCGATTTCACGTCGCAGGATTATGACGTCGTCCGCGACGGGCAGGGCACTGCCAAGATGCTGCTGCCGCAATTTCCCGTCACCGCGATTGCGGAAGTGAATGTCGACGGATGCGCGATCCCGGCGCAGGCGGGCTTCGGCGCGGCCGGCTATCGCTTCATCGATACGGCGGTGATGCTGGACGGGCATGTGTTCAGCCGCGGCTTCGGCAATGTGCGGGTGCGGTTCACGGCCGGCTATACGACGGTCCCGGCGGATCTCGGCGAGGCGGTCAACGAATGGATCGCGCTACGCTATAAGGAGCGCGACCGGATCGGCCATGCGTCGAAGTCGCTGGCAGGCGAGACGGTGTCGTTCATCACCAAGGCGATGCCGGATTCGGTGAAGTCGATCCTCGACCAATATGCGTCGGTGGCGGCTCTGTGATCGACATCGCCCTGATAGGCGGCGCGGCTATCGCCGCGAAGCTGGACTCGATCCCGGCAAGGATGCGCGGCGAGCTGGACCAGGGGATCGGCCGGCTGGCCCTGCGGGCGCAGGCGCTGGTGCGGGACAAGCTTTCCGGCGAGGTGCTGAAGGTGCGCAGCGGCAAGCTTCGCGCGTCCGTCACCGAGCAGATGGCCGGCGGGGCCGGAAGCGTCGGCGCCATTCTCTCTTCCGCCGTGCCTTATGCGGCGGTGCATGAATATGGCTTCAGCGGCACCCAGAATGTGCGGGAATCGCTGCGGACTGTGAGGCAGGCGTTCGGCAAGCCGATCTCGCCGGTGCAGGCCGTGGTGCGGGCGCATTCGCGGCAGGTGGATTTTCCGGAACGTTCCTTTCTCCGCTCGGCGCTCGCCGAGCTCGCGGGTTCGGGGTCCATCGCGGGCGAAGCCCAAGCGGCGATCGGGAAGGCACTGGCATGAACCGGGAACCCATTTATGCCGCCTTGTTCGACCTCGTGTCGGCGGCGCCGGGGCTGGTGACGGTCTCGCGCAAGCTGAAGCATTGGTCCGACGTGCCGCGCAGCGAGCGGCCGGCCTTGTTCCAGGCGCAGAAGAGCGAGACGCCGGCGCAGCTCACCGGCCGGCCGGCCGCATGGACACTTGCGGTCGATCTCTATCTCTACGTCTCGACCGCGGGCGGGGTGTCGCCCGGCGAGGTGCTGAACCCGATCCTCGACCATCTGAGCGCGCAGCTCGACAATCGCACGGCGGGCGTGCCGCAGACGCTGGGCGGGCTCGTCCAGTGGGCGCGGATCGAGGGGACGATCGAGACGTCCGAAGGCGCGCTCGGGGACGATGAAGTCTGCATTGTCCCGGTGCGCATCCTGACGCTCTGAGGCTCACGAAAACTGTTCAACCCGGCCCGCCTCCGCGCGGGCTTTTTCATGGAGAAATGACATGGCCCAATATGGCTTCGGCTCCGGGACCCTTTGGGGCACGGCGCTTACCGACGGTTCCGGAAATGCGATCGCCAATCCGACGCCGATCCTGTTCGGGACGCTGCAGGACTGCTCGATCGACATCAGCGGCGATACCAAGCAGCTGTTCGGGCAGAACCAGTTCCCGGTCGCGGTCGGCCGCGGCAAGGCGAAGATCCAGGGCAAGAGCAAGTTTGCCCAGATCAACGGGCGGATCCTCAACGATCTGTTCTTCGGCCAGACGGTGGCGTCGGGCCTCCTCTCCGACGTCTACGACACGACCGGCGCGGCGATCCCCGGCACGCCCTTCGGGATCACGCCGACCGTGCCGAATTCCGGCACCTGGTCGCAGGATCTCGGCGTGCGCGACGCGGGCGGCGTGCCGATGGTGCGCGTCGCCTCGTCGCCGGCGGCGGGCCAGTACATGGTCGCCGCGGGAGTCTACACCTTCGCTTCCGCCGACACCGGCAAGACGGTGTTCATCTGCTTCCAATATACGGCGAGCTCCACCGCGGCGCAGAAATCGACGGTGATGAACGTGCCGATGGGCTACGCGCCGACCTTCCGCGCCGATTTCTTCAATGCGCTGGGCGGCAAGGCGCTGACGCTGTCTTTGTTCAGCTGCGTCGCCTCGAAGCTGGCCCTCTCGTCCAAGGCCGACGACTTCCTGATCCCGGAATTCGATTTCGAGGCCTTCGCCGACCCGGCGGGCCGCGTCCTCCAGTGGGGGACGGCGGAATAATGGCGCGGCTGGAGACAGGTGGGCGCGCCTTCGACATCGCGCCCTACAAGCTCGGCGCGCTGCGCCGGGCGGCGCCCTTTATCGACCGGATCAACGCGGCGGCGAGCTCGCTGAGCACGATCGAGGGGATGATCGACAGCACCGCCGACATCGTCGCGGTGCTGTCGATCGGGCTGCAGAAGATCGACCCGGCGCTGACGCCCGAGGCGCTGGAGGAGATGGTCGGCTTCGACGACCTCCCCGCGCTTCGCGATGCTTTCATCGCGGTGCTGCGCGAATCCGGCATGCACGCCGCGGGGGAAGCCCCGGCTCCCGCGCCGGCGGACGCGGAGGGAGCCTCGCCGACCAGCTCCGCGCCCTCGTCCACGAGCTGATCGCGGCGGGCATCGAGGGCGGCTCGAAGCGCGCTGTCGAGGAGGAGTGGGGCCTCGACGACGTCGCCGCCCAGCGCGAGCATTGGGCGGAATTCGGGCCGCCCGTGCATATGGCGGTGGCGGTGTTCGCCGCCGCCTGGGGCGTGAAGCTGATGCGGGAGCGCGAGGCGGAGGCGCCGCCGCCGGATGAGGTGAGGGTGACGGGACCGAGCATCGCCGAAATGGCAGTGCTGGCGCGGCCTGCTGGCGACGACACTCTGGCGGCGTCGCTCGCGATCATGAAGATGCAGGAAGGCGGCAGCGGATGAGCGACACCGAGCTGAAGATCGAGATCACGGTCGATATTGGCTCTGTCGAGCCCGCCATCACGCAGGTGAAAAGCGCCATCGAAGGCCTGGGGGGTTCGAAGAGCGCAATCGAAGGGCTTGGCGCCGCGGTCGAGGGAGCCAAAGCGCATTTCGCGTCGATGGGCGCGGAGACCGAAGGCTGGTCTTCGAAACTCATGAGCAGTGCGGGTGGCGCCCTTTCCCAGATCACTGAGCTCGCGGGGGGTGCCGGCGCGATCGCGGGGGCGGCGATCAGCGCGGGACAGAAGGTGTATGAGTTTGCCGAAAGCATCGCCAAGACGGCGGAAGAGAACAAGCATCTTGCCCAATCCTCCGGACTGAGCACGGGCCGAATTCAGGAGCTCCGCGCCGTTTCGACGATGACTGGAACGTCCGTCGATACTCTTGCCAAGGGAGTGGGGCAGCTCAGCACCAGTGCATTGACCGCCGCGGCGGGCAACAGCACGAGCGCCGCAGCCCTGAAGAAGCTGGGGGTCAGCGCCAATGACGGCAAGACCGATCTCCAGCGCTTCTTCACGATTGCCGACGGCTTCAAGAAGCTGCCGGACGACACGCAGAGGGCGGCGCTTGCGACGCAGATTTTCGGACAATCAGGTAAGGACCTGCTGCCCATCCTCAGCCAGGGATCAGCCGGCCTCAACGACATGATGAGCAAGGCCCAGGATTACGGGGTCGCGGATACCGCAGTCGCTCAGTCCGCCCAAGCGAACGGTGAAGCGCTTGCGGATAGCCTGCACGAAGGTGAGCTCGGCTGGCAGGGGCTTACCAATGTCGCTGCCGACGCATTCGGCCCGGTGCTCAAGGAGGTGATCGACGATATCAATTCGCTGATCAAGGCATTCATCCAGAGCTACACGGAAGGGGGCGTCGTTGCGGTTATCGTCCAGGTCCTGAAGACTGTATTCACCGAGGTGGTGACGGTTATCGAATCGGTCGCTGCCATTTTCGGTGCGCTGTGGGACGCGGTGAGCGAGGTGGTGAGCTCCATTGTCGACGCCGTCACCGGCGCATTCGGAGCCAAGCTTCCCAACATGTTCGGAAACTCAGACACCGCACTCAACATCTTCAAGGACGTCTTCACGATCGTGACCCAGACGGTTGTCGGTCTGATCGACGTGATCGTGGGAACGGTGCGGCAGGTAATCGACTGGTTGGGCCTCTTCGCCAAGGTTGCGAATGATGCGCTTACGCTGAACTGGGGCAAGATCGGTTCCGACTGGAAGTCGGGTATGGACAAAATCACCTCCGATGCGGAGGCGGATGCGAAGCGGGTCGGCGACGCCTGGAGGAAGGCAGCCGAGGCAGCCAATGATATCCGCAACGGCGGCAAAGGAGCGCCGCCGCCGGCAAAACCGGGCAAGAGCGGCGGGGGCCAAGGCGACAGCAGCGATGGCAAAAGCAAGCATCACGGGGGTGCTGGCGGCGGTGGCGGTAGTGGCCATGGTGGGGGTCACGCAGGCGGGGCCGGCCGCCGGGGAAGCAGTGGCTCACCCGCCGGCGCTGCAACGCAATCGCATGACGACGACGCCGGGACGAAGGCGCTGGAGCAGGAACTCGACAAACGCAAGGCGGCGTATCAGGCGGAGCAGGCGGCGCAGAAGACCTTCCTCGATTTCAGCAAGCAGCAGGAGCTGGACTATTGGAACGAGGTCGTAAAGCGCACGAACATCAGCGAGAATCAGCGCAACGCGGCGAAGCAGAAGGCGGCGGAGCTCAGCGTCCAGATCGTCAAGGAGGAGCATGAGCAGCAGATTCAGATTGACGAGGACAAGGCACAAACCGCGCTTCGGCTGAAACAGGGGCAGATACAATCCGACGAGGATGCCGCCAAGTTTCGCGTCCAGATGGGTCAGGAAACCGAAGAGCAGCTTCTCGCGCAGGAGAAGGATTTCGAGAAGCAGCGGTACGATGCGGAGCGTGCCGACCTGCAGCGACGAGCGGAGTTGCAGAAGAACAACAAGGTCGAATATCAGAAGATTCTGGATCAGATTGTCCTCTTGGCCCAGCAGCACCAGCAGAAGCTGAATCAGCTCGAGCAGCAGGGCGTTCTCCAGCGGACACAGAGCGAGCGTCAGGCGATCAACTCGATCGCATCTTCCTGGAGCCAGGCGATCGGCAAGATGCTGACGCTCCAGTCGTCCTTCGCCAGCACGCTCAAGAGCATGTGGCAAAGCGTGCAGCAGGCTGTCGCCAGCATGATCTCCTCGACCGTCCAGAAATGGATCACCAGCGAACACACCAAGAACGCGGCGACGGGAGCCGGCACGGCCGAGAGGACGGCCATGGAGCAGACGGCCGCGACCCAATCGATCGCGACCTCGGCTTTTTCGGCCCTGAAGCAGATCGCGCACCAGGCCGCCGTCGCCGCCGCCGGCGCTTATTCCGCGATTGCGCGTATTCCCGTCGTTGGACCCGTCCTGGCGCCGGCGGCAGCCGCCGCCGCCTTGATCGCCGTCTACAAGCTTGGCCAGTCCGTATTCAGCGCGGAGGATGGAGCGGGCGATGTCCCGTTCGACAATGCGCCCTTTCTGCTTCACCGCAACGAAATGGTGCTCCCCGCGAACATCGCGGCGCCGTTGCGGTCGATGATCGCCGGCGGCGGGGCCCCGGCCAACAGCAACGCCCCCGCGCCGGCGAATGACGGCGGTGGGGACGCCCACCTCCACCTCCACGGGGACATCATCCACAATCCGGCGCAGCTGGAAGCATGGTTCAAGCGGAATGCACCGGCGATCGGTGCGGGCGTCCGGCAATATGTTCGTCAAGGGGGGACGACGGGTCGCTAGCGACGCCCCGAATAGTTCGAATAGATGGTGGAGGGCGGTCGGCGCTGAAGCCGAGCTTAGGCTAGGGCGCCGAGAATACGATCGTCGTCGCGCCATAGGCGCCGTTATGGTTGCTTTTTGACGAGACCGACCGGCTGTGGCCGAAGAGGTCGTTATACTGGAACCTGATGCCGCAGAGGGGGAGGGTGCCACTGTCGTGGGTTCCGAAATGGCTGCCGCCGCTGCCGCTCCCGGCCGAGCCGGTGATGCTGGGCTTCACGACATTTTCGAAGAAGCGGTAGAGGGGCAGACGCTCGGCGTCGGGGCAGCCGGTGCCGCCGAGAATGACATTGGTGAAATCGTAGAGGGCGGTGTCGTCATATTCCTCAGCCGTCTCCGCCGCCATCGGCGCGCCGTAGAGATCGAAGCTGATTTCGCGGACGAGACCGGCGGCATCGAAGCGCAATTGGGCGTGGGTCTGCCAGAGGCGGCCCGGGAGGGTGACGCGGAAGCGGAACTGGGCCTCATCCCGAAGTGAGCGGCCGTTTACGTCGACTCGGCCAGGGCCTGTCTGCTCTCGGCGAGATCGGTTTCATCGATCGCCATATGCGCTCGCAGGGCCGCGAGGCATTCGTCGAGGGGGCGGCCGATGCAGGCCGGCGCGTGCGGCGCTGGGGCGGGAGCGGCCTGAACTGTGGCCATCGTCAGCGCCAAGATCAGCATATCACCACCCCCTCACGGACCGGGGCGACGCTATTCCCGTCCGGCCCGCCCGTCGAGGGCGCCACCCAGAGTATTGGAGAAAGTCAGGCGATGATGCAGCCCTATCTTCCTTCGCGGTGGCTGATCAGCACGCCGGACCTTGCCGACGATCCCGACGTGTTCCCGCTGCTGCCGGGGCAGGTCTTCGTGACGAAGAAGAGCCCGACCTGGTCGACCGACATCAAGCAGGCGGTGTCGGGACGGGAGCGGCGGCGGCAGAACTGGGTCTATCCGCTGTGGAATTTCCAGGTCCAGTATGAGGTGCTGCGCGACGGGCCGAGCTATCTGGAGCAGCAGCGGCTGATCGCCTTCTTCGCCGCCCATGCCGGCCAGTATCAGGAATTCTTCTACTTCGACCCCTCGGACAATAAGGTCGCCAACCAGCCGGTCGGCACCGGCGACGGCATCACGACCGATTTCCAGCTCACCCGCACCTTCACCGCCGGCCGCGTCGGCTTCACCGAGCCGGTGCGCGGGCTCAACGGGACGCCGGTGGTGACCGTCAACGGCACGGCGACGTCGGTCACCGTCGGGGCCTTCGGGCAGATCGTCTTTCCCTCGCCGCCGGCGACCGGCGCCGCCATCGCGTGGTCGGGCTCGTTCCTGTTCCTCTGCCGCTTCACGCAGGACAATCTCGACGTGCAGCAGATGATGGCGGGGCTGTGGTCGCAGTCCGGCCTCGCCTTCGCTTCGGTGAAACCATGAAATCCGCATCTCCGGCGCTGATCGCGCTGCTTAATTCGGGCGAGTTCGTGCGCGCCGACCTGTGGACGCTGACGCTCAACGGCGGCTCGGTCATCCACTGGTCCGGCGCCGAGATCCCGCTCAGCTATGGCGGCCAGACCTGGGCGCTGGGGCCGGCGATCGACCGGGGCCAGATCAGCGAGAAGCGCGGCGTCGAGGTCGCGACGCTGGACATGACGATTACGGCCAATGAGGACGATCTGATCAACGGCGTGCCGGTCGTGCAGTTCATCGCGCGCCGCGGCTTCGACGGCGCCAACGTCCGGCTGGACCGCGCCTTCGCGCCGTCGTGGCAGGATCCGGTGACGGGGATCGTGCTGCGTTTCTCCGGCCGGGTGACGTCGACGCCGGCCTGCTCGGGCAACCAGGCCCAGATCACCATCTCGTCCTGGGCGATCCTGTTCAACGTGCAGATGCCGGCGAATCTTTACCAAGCCGCCTGCCTTCACACCGTCTACGATTCCGGCTGCGCGCTCGATCCGGCGGCATTCCAGTCGACGGGCGCGGTCGCCGCGTCGCCGGCGGCGAGCCAGGCGGGCTTCGGCTCGGCGCTCACCGGGAACGCCAATCGCTGGTCGCAGGGGAGGGTGCTCTTCACCTCCGGCGCCAATGACGGGATCAGCGTTGCGGTGAAGTCGAACGACGGCTCGGGGAATTTCTCGCTGGTGCAGCCTTTGCCGGCGGCGCCAGCGGCGGGCGATACCTTCACTGCATTCCCGGGCTGCGACCTCACGCAAGGCACCTGCCAGACCAAGTTCAACAACCTCGTCCGCTTCAAGGGCACGCCTTACGTCCCGGTCCCGGAGACGGCGTTGTGACCGAGGCCGAGGCGCGCGCGGCGGTGGTCGCGGAAGCCCTCAGCTGGGAGGCGACGCCCTATCACGAGCGGGCGCGGATCAAGGGCGTCGGCGTTGACTGCGCCCAATTCCCGGCCGCCGTCTACGAGGCGGTGGGGCTCATTCCGCACCTCGAGCCCGATTATTGCGCGCAATGGATGCTCCACCGCGACGAGGAACGCTTTCTCGGCTGGGTGCTGCCGCATGCGCGCGAGATCGGGCGTGAGCGGCTCGGGCCGGGCGACTTCGCGATCTGGAAGTTCGGCCGCACCTACAGCCACGGCGCCATCGTCATCGATCCGCCGCTCGTGATCCATGCGGTGATCCGCGGGGGCGGCGTGATCCGCGGGGACATGGACCGCGACGTCGAGCTCGCTTCGCGCGCGGCGCGCTTCTTCACCTTGTTCGGAGGCAAAGATGGGGCTCGGTAAGTCCACCTCCACCTCCGCCACCAAGCTGAACGGCATTTCCGTCCAGAGCTCGGTGCTGGGCGTTCCGATCACGATCGGCTGGGGCCGCAACCGGATCAAGTGCAACCTCATCTGGTACGGCGCCTTCACCGCCATCGCGCACACGACCAAGCAGAGCTCCGGCAAGGGGCTTGGCGGCGGCTCGAAGAACACGACCTATACCTATACGGCGTCGATCATCATGGGCCTGTCCGAGGGGCCCATTCAGGGCATTCGGACCATCTATCGCGACACTTCGGTGTTCACGACGCTCGCCGCCGCGGGGCTCAGCCTTGCCACCGGCACCGCGACGCAGGCGCCATGGGGATATCTCACGAGCAAGTTTCCGGGGCAGGCGATAGGCTATTCCGGCATCGCCTATGTCTACGCGCAGGATTATGCGCTCGGCGACAGCGCGAGCTTGCCCAACCACAGCTTCGAGGTCGATTTCGGGACGCAGATGGCGGGGCTGGCGGATGCCGACCCGAAGGACATCCTGACCGACTTCCTCACCAACCCGCAATACGGCCTTCCCGGCTGGGCGACCGGGTTGCTCGGCGACCTCGGCAATTATTCGCTCTATTGCCGCGCCAACAATCTGCTGCTGTCGCCGGTACTGGAGAGCCAGGCTACCGCATCGGACTTCATCACCGAGATCATGACCGCGACGAACAGCGAGGTCTTCTGGTCCGAAGGCGTGCTGAAGGTCGGCACCTATGGCGATGCCGCCGCGAGCGGGAACGGCGTCTCGTGGACGCCGGACCTCACGCCGGTCTACGACCTTGGCGAGGACGATTTCATTCCGACCAACGGCAATCCGGTGCAGCTGGAGATCGTCGACCAGTCCGACGCCTACAATATCGTCCAGGTCGAATATCTGGACCGCGCCAATCAATACAATTCGGCGATCGCCTCGGCGCAGGATCTGGCGAACATCGTCCAGTACGGCAAGCGCAAGCAGGACCCGACGACGCTCCACAGCCTCTGCGACGCCCAGATCGCGCAGCATTCGTCCCAGCTCCTCCTTCAGCGCACGCTCTACCGGCGGGAGCTCTATCATTTCACGCTGCCGGACGATTTCGTGCTGCTGGAGCCGATGAGCGACTATGTGACGCTCACCACCGTGACGGACGAGCTTCGTCTCGACCGCCAGCTCGTCCAGATCGTCGAGATCGACGAGGACGAGACGGGGAATCTGACCTTCGTCGGTGAAGGGGTGAATATCGGCACGGCTTCGGCGGCGCTTTACGCTCCGCATTCGGCATCAAGCTTCAGCCGCAACGGCGATGTCGCGCCCGGATCGGTTTCGGCGCCGGCGCTGATCAACGCGCCGACCTCGCTCACGAGCGGCGACCCGGAAGTGTGGTGCGCGGTCGCCTCGACCTCGCCGAATTGGGGCGGATGCGAGGTCTGGGTCAGCGTCGACGACATCAGCTATTCGCGCGTCGGCACCATCGACGGACCGGCGCGCTACGGCGTGCTGACCACCGCGCTGCCGAGCCATGCCGACCCGGATACCAGCAACACGCTCAGCGTCGATCTCTCGGCCTCGCTCGGCATCCTCGGCAGCGCGACCTCCGCCGAAGCCGACGCCGGGGCCTCGCTGTGTGTGGTGGGAAGCGAGCTCGTCACCTACCAGGCGGCGGCGCTGACCGCGGCCAATCGTTACGACCTGACGGCGCTGCACCGCGGCTTTTTCGGAACGTCGCCGGCCTCGCATGCGAGCGGGGAGCGCTTCGTCAGGCTCGACGATGCGATCTTCAAGTTCAGCTATGCCAGCCTCAACGTCGGTTCGACCATCTACGTCAAGCTGCCCAGCTTCAACGTCTACGGCCGCGCGCTCGAGGATATCGCGAGCGTCACCGCCTATAGCTTGGCGCTCGCGCCACAGACGGCGCTGCCGAATCGGGTGAGCAACCTGCGGCTTGCCGCCGGCGGCACGACCTGGACCGGCGACCAGATCAACCTCGTCTGCGATTCCTCAGACCGGGCCGAAACCTATCGCTTCGACATCTACAAGAGCGATGGCACGACGCTGCTGCGCTCGATCGCCAGCAGCATCTCCTCGGCGACCTACACCGCGGCGATGGCGGCGATGGACGGGGCACAGCGCACTTATGTCATCGATGTCGTTGCCTCCAACGCGGCCGGCTCGGCGGCGGCCTCCTCGACGATCACGGTGACCAATGCGGCGCCGGCGGCGGTCACCGGCGTCTCCGCGACGGGCGGCACGACGACGGGATCGGTGAGCTGGAGCGCGGCGTCCGATCCCGACCTGCTCGGCTATGCCCTCTATTTCTCGGGCACGTCCGGGTTCAATCCCAAGAGTGCCGGGTCGCTCGTCTCGACCCTGGGGCTGACGCAGACGATCTATGGCCTCGCGGCCGGCACCTATTATGCGAAGGTCGCAGCTTTCGATCCCTGGACGTCCGACCCCGACCTTCTGCACTTCAGCTCCGAGGTGAGCTTCGCGATCAGTGCCGGCGGCGGCGGCGGCGCGCCGTCGGGCGGCGGCGGGGGCGGCGGCGGCTATAGCGGCCGGGAATTGAGCTTCTAAAGCAAAGGTGTGCCCATGCAGTTCATCCAGTTCACGGCCGCTCGCGCTGATACCGGTGCGGTGCTCCCTTATGCGACGGCGACCGTTTATCTCGCCGGAACGCTGACAAAGGCGGCGCTGTTCGACCCCGGCGGGACTGCGATCACGAATCCCGTCACGGCGGATGTGAACGGGCTCGTCGGCTTCGCCGCGGCGAATGGGGCCTATGACGCAGCGGTGGTCTCATCTGATGGCTCCTACACCACCCCTGGGATCAAGGATCTCCAGCTCTATGACCTAACGCAGCTCGACAGTCAGGTTGCCGCGGCCGTTTCCGCTGGTTCGACGGCATCGAACGCCGCGAACATCGTGAGTGCTTACACGCTCAAGAAGGTGCTGCAGCGCATCCGTGTGCTCGAGGAGATGAGCCGCCCCTATCTCCCCGCCCTCACGACCTCCGGCGCGACCTATTACGGTGTCTATTCCACCGAGCGTCTGGTCAGCAGCTATTCCGGTGCCCTCGCGCGGGTCATCAACCCCACGGGCGGCGCGACCGTCGATCTCGGCTCCGGAGAGACCAGCATTGGTACGTTCGAGATTGAGAATTTGCGGGTATCGGCCGTCAACGTGAAGGTCGATAAATGGTACGATCAGGGCGGCAGCGCCCGCGACTTGACGCAACCGACGGCGGCCAGTCGCCCCTCGTTCCACGAAAGCGGCACGATCAACGGGAAGCTGGCGATGACCTTCCCCGACGTCGAAAGCAGTGTCGGCCGCTTCAGTCACTTCGTCAGCCCAACCATAAGTGTGGATCGCCAGAACTTTACGATGTTCCTCGTGATCGACCCAACCGCGAGCTATAAAAACCAAATCTATTTTCGGCTGGAGACCAGCGTACCGGCCACGAATATAACTATGTTCAACCTGTCCTCCGGCAGCGCGGTGGACAACGGCAGGCTCGCCATCAACGTTGGCACCATACAGCAGACCCACAAATATATTCAGGCGACCGCGCACGTCCTGGTCATTCGCGGCACCTCGGGGGTGCTGGACGTATGGCTCGACGACGTCCACGTACCGCTGACAAATACCGCCTCCACCTCGGCCAAATTCTACCTGGGCTCCGATCCGACGAACACGGCCACCGCCAACTTCCGCTGCGGCGCGTGCATCCTCAATGACAAGGGACTGAACGATGCCGACGTGGCGGCGGTCTCGGCCGTGCTGCGCGAGCGCTTTCGGCTTTCGACTGATTACGACGCAACGATCGTCTATTCGGGAACGAGCCGCACCGTCTCGGGCCAGGCCGACAACGCCTTCTCCAAGATCTTCTACGAGCAGAAATATTTCGCCCGGAATTACCGGGTCATCAACCTCGGTCAGGACGGGCAGGCGCTGAGTACCACGCTCACCAACTTCGCGGCGAGAGAAGCGACGGCCTATGACGCGACCAAGCCGTGGATCTATGTGATCGACGATCCGATCAATGATCTCGGCGGCCTCGGATCATCGTCCAACCCGAGCACGATCTACAACACGACCATTGCGGGCCTCATCACGGCTGCCAAAGCGCTCGGCTCCAACGTGCATGTCATCGTCCGCACCTGCCTCCCGCAGGATTCGACGAGCGTCTATAGCCGCACCTCCGCGGCGATCGAGGCCGACCGCCAAACGCTGAACACCCTGATCCTCGCCAACACTGCCGGCGCGGGCCTGGTGATCGACACCGCCGCGCTCCCGACGATGGGAACATATCCGACGAACCCCGATGACGCGACCAAGTACGTCGACAGGCTGCACCTGACCGCGCTCGGCAACTCGCTCCTTGCCCCTGCGAATGCAGCGCCGATTGAAGGGTTGAGCTTGTAAGAATGCTTACGTCATGGGTGCCGCGATGGGTGAGTGAGTCTTACTGGCAAGCTTTCCGACCTCGATGCCCGGCTGCTCGACTATCCGGTACATCACCCAGGCGACGAGATAAGAAAGCGGGATCACGGTAACGACCATAGCGCCGACGCCGCTCAGCAGTGCGTAGCCTCCCTTGTGCAGCATCACGGCCAGCGGGGCGCCGACGAGGGCGATCACGAAAATGTGGATCAGATAAAGAGAGTATGACGTTCCCGACAGGAAGCGGACGACGCGAGACCGAGACAGCTGTGCGGCCCAAAGTCCCCGCATCCAGCAGGCGGTGAAGACGAGCAAAATCGCAAGCAGCGACAGGAGCGAAACGCCATATTCGCGGGCCTGGACAACGAAAGTGACGAACGCCAGGCCAAGAAGCCACTTCTGCTTCCTCGCCTCATAGATCAGCATGCCGACGAGGAACATCGGAAGCTTCAGCACCAGCAACGACGGCTCCTCGTAATATGGCCAGAGGCCACGGCTCCCGCCGAACCAATACACCCTCGTCAACACGACCGAGACGACCAGGATCGCGACAGCCACCCGCCACATCGGAAATCTTCTCGCCGCCATATAGATGAGCGGAAACACCGCGTAGAATTGCATCTCAAGCGAGAGGCTCCAATCGGGGAGGTTCGTGGAGAAGGAATAAGACGGGACCAAGCCGAAAAGGAACGTTGCGTGCAAGAGCAGGCTGAGAGGCCCAAAATCTTGATAGAGAGGGCCGTAGACGTGATCCTGAGACCAGTTTGCGAAGTGGAGATGCTGCAGATTATCCATGGCTGGCGCGATGAGAGGCCACAGGGCCGCCATAGCCGCAAGAGCGACATAATATGCGGGGGCGATCCTGAAATAGCGGCGAAGATAGAAGCGCCTCCACGTCTTCCATGAGAACGGCTCAGCCTTTCGGCGATCGGATTGGTAGACCATCAAAAAGCCCGAAATGACCATGAAGAGGTCAACGGCCTTCTTCGGATCGGCAATCATCGGAAGCGCGACCCCACCCCAGATGAAGCAATGGGCGACGGCGACCCACAGTGCGGCGAAACCCCTGAAGAGGTTGAGAAAGGCAGATTCTTCGTCGCGATACAT